ATTATATGCTCCTGTGGAGTTTTGCAGCAACGATGCGCTACCCATTGCAACGTTTTCACTTGCAGTCGTGTTATTAGCTAATGCTAAACGACCAAATGCAGTATTCTGTGCGCCTATGGTATTATCATAAAGCGCCTGATACCCCACAGCCGTGTTGTTGCTGGCGGTGGTGTTTTGGTTGAGAGATTGATAACCCACACTGGTGTTATTTGCGCCAGAGGTATTGTTTTGTAAAGCAAAATGACCAACGGCAGAAGATAGATTTCCTGTTGTGTTTTGCTGTAAAGCGTTAACTCCCAAGCCAATATTATTGGTTCCAGTTGTATTATATTGACCTGCCTGACCGCCTACAAAAGTATTCTGCCCAGTTGTATTAAGTGAACCCGCACTTGTTCCTATGAAGGTGCTATAACCACCAGTTGTAATAGAACTACCCGCAGCATCACCCAACGCCACGTTGCCTGTACCAGTAGGATAATTCCCATCCAGCTTGATCGTGCCGCCATCGACACTGACGTTACCAGCTACATCAAGCCCATCTAAGGTAAGTGTGCCAGCAATATCCTTGTCTGCACTATCGGCTAAGTCTCTTGCTCTACTCATTAGTTCGCCTCCAATGCGTCTAGTCGTGTCTCAATAGAAGCCAATCGCTGCTCCGTAGCTGCGCCAATGAATGACAATAGTTCAGGATAACGAATGCCTTTGCGGTTGCGTTCTGTGGCACCCTCTGGGGCTTCTTCGGCTGTGTAGTAATTGTCAGTGCGTGTGTAGGCTTCTTTGGCCTCCACGGCTTCGCTGACAAGGCGTTGTTCAGTCATTTCAGGTTGAACTACATTATCATCATCATCTAGCACCGCTGGGATTGTCACTGTTTCATAAACTGCATCAGCCGCTTCAACCGCTGGCACATCTGTCTGTGTTTCCCACCAAGTTGAGCTAATGAAAAATGCATAATCACCCGCATTTAACCCTGCGTCAGTCATTGCTTGCTCTACTTCCTGAGCAATCACGCCTGTGTGTGTTCTTGCTGCGTCACCCTTCTTGGTCACTGCATCATTCCACTTAAAGGTTTTAAATAAGTTGCTGATTGCTTTAGCTGCGGTGATCTCCGCATCTGTTAATGATGCAATCTGTTGCTTTTCATTGCGGTCAGATGTTTGGATTGTGCCGTTGGTTGCATGAACATCATTTAAACGCGCCGATGCAATACCCACATCAGTGGTGTTGTCACTATCAGAACCATTTCTAAAAGGTGCTATCCCACCAGCCCCAAAACGCCACCCTGAGTGATCTGTTTCACCATCAATAAAAAAACCTGATGAGATGTACCCAATTTTTCCCCTTACAGTTCCACCTTGACGGAACCAGATAATATCCCCTGCGCTGCCCCTATTAAAGTCACCAGAAATACCGCCGCTGCGGCTTGCTGCAACTTTACCGTCTGCACGAAGAGCAATGCCACTCGCATCGTTGTTTGTAGGTGGTTGATCGTCAGTGGTTCCAATCGTTACATGGCCCGAACTTAAAATCCGCATGGCTTCTGAGCCTGCAGTGACTACTCTTACTGTATTAGCAGTGTCAAATGCTATAGTAGTGTCTGTATCTCCAGAAGAACCAACGTAGTTAGCATAAGCAATGCCAGACAGGTAGAGGTCTTTGAAGCTAGAGCCTGATGACCCTACATCAACAACATTGTTTGTTGCTGGGTAGAACAAATTGTTACTTAAATAAGTAACCACAGAACCATTGTAAGACAGGCCAAGGGCATAGTTGTTTTGACTGTCTATAACTAAACCGTTGCCGCCACGGGACTTTATACTCCCCACAGCGGTACCGTCTTTAAAAAACCTAATCAAGTCACCATCGTTTGACAGGCGGTTTAAATACAAAAGTTCACCGCCAGTATTGGTTACTTCCAAATAACCGCTACTGTTTATATGCGTTCCATCAGTTCCAAATGCTGTTGTTGTCTTACCCACCAGCAAGTTACCGCTGGCATCCAGCCTTGCACGTTCACTGCCGCCAACGGAGAACTTTAGCGGCCCATAAGAACCACTGCCGTAGTAAGACACTCCAAGTAAAGCCCCGTCAGAACCTGTGTTGCTTGCGTTAATATCAATAAATGAACCAGATGTCTCTGTGCCAGCTATCCTTGCGTTTCCACCAGACACATGGAATTTAACATCAGGCGAACTCGTCCCAATGCCAACACGATTATTGGTGCTATCAACGTGTAGCGTGTTAGTATCCACAGTCAGCCCATCGCTGGTCAAAGTACCCGTGATGTCCAGATCGCCTGTAAGAGTGCCGCCAGATAAAGGCAACGCATCCGCAATGCCAAAGTATTTAAAAGCAGTAACATTTAATTCGTCAGATGTCGCAGCACCAGATGTAAGCGTTACCGTATTGCCGCCTGACACCGTGTAATCGGCTGTCTTTTCTAGCGTTACACCGTTGAGCGTTACGATGATGTTATCCTCTAAGAAGTCCATCGTATTGCCGTTGTCATCCGCGCCAGTAAACGCTGTTTGACCTGATGTCGCAGTGTAGTTGTAAACGTCAATGCTGCGTGTGGCTAAGTTATCAATGTCAACCGCCGCCATCGTGATGAACACTTCGACGTTCGTACCTGACAGGTTCAACAGCGATCCCGTGCTGCTCTCAATCAGTGTACGCGATAGTGTGGTGCCAGCGGATGTATATGTACCCGTGCCAACTTCCCAATTATTACCATCAATAATTGTGTAGCGCACTTCGTTGCCATCAACGATGCCGCCATCCGCAAACGACTGAAACCCTGCAACAGCAGAGCCAAGGGTAATCGTGCCAGTGCCAGTTGTGCTGGTATTGACCTTTACGCGGTTAGCAAATTTTACTGCCATTACAGCCCCCTAAATTAGCTTGGATCAGGGATGCCGATGTCCAACGCTTCAAGTGAGAATGTGTTGCCTGTTGTTACGCTTTGTGACGCTGTAAGTGCGCCCGTAACAAGTAAGCGTGAATTTGACGTGTCAACAATCGCATAATGCGTTGCTGTACCCGTGCCAGTGATGGAACCATCAGAAATAGCCGCCATTGTGACTTTACGACCACCGCCTGCGCGATCTGTAGGTGAGCCAATAGAAATGCTTGTCTTGTTGCCAAGAGTGTAAGTTGATGTCGCCTCTGCGTAGGTTGTCGCCTCTTGCGATGTAAGGTCCACGCGATTAGCCTCCGTGTCCAAAACGGTCAAGCCGTTATCGAGTACGCGATCTGCAATGCTTGCCATTAGAAACTCCTAATTCTCATGCGGTGGCCTGAGCCGCCTGACTTTGCTTTATCATCTTCCATGTTTATACCATTAAGCGCGTTTTGAAACAATGACGCCCAAACTTGGGTGCGGGCGTCTTCAGATAGATAGGGCGCTGAATGTGTCAAGGCGCCGTACAAATACGCGTCTGGGTGGTAATCGACAACCCAATTGCTCGATACGCTGGCGCTCAACGCGTCGATGCGCGAGTAGTAAGTCATCTCTAGCGTGTAACTATCGTTGGGCGTTGGGTACACCTCTATCGATCCATCGATAATGGCATAAAACTTTGGAATGCCTGTCGTGTTGCTCGCGGCACGCTTATCCGCAAGCTCTCCGTGTGTGATTAACTCGAGGCGGTATGAGTTTGTACCCGTAATCATAATACGCACGATTTCCATGAAATCGTTTGGCAGTGCGCTGTATTGTGTGTCTAGTACGGCTGTCGAACGGCGCTCCATGCGCCAGTGGCGCAGCTTGCGGTTCATGTCCGCCTCCGCAAGTGAAATAAACGTCGGGATCACTGACGTCAGATCATCGCGGTTCAAGAAATCCGCGACTGATGATTTAAGCTCGTCGTATGTCGTAATGCTCACAGCGTACCCGCCCTTGTCCTAAACACTCGGTTGTCGCCATCGTTCAACCACTTTCTCAACGCCTTTGGATCGTCTGCGATGCCTCTGCGCTTGAGGTCATAATACACAGAAAGTGGTATTGATGCCACCTTGTTTACATCGCCATATTTTGTTGGCGTTTCGTTGTACTCCCGCTTGTTCGCATTTGCGATCGATGTCGCATCCTGAACCCGCTCAATGACGTACTCTCCCTTGTCGGTCACATGCCAGTAAGACGTAACGCCTGTCAGGGGGTCTGTGTCAAAAACTCTTTTCTGTCCCATGCTTCGCTCCAGAAGTGAGAGGGGCAGCCGAAGCCGCCCCGTCAGTCTTTATGATGTTGTCAAGTCGAAGACGCCTGCGTGAGCTGCTTCGTTGGACACTTTCAAGCCCATCTCGCAGATCATCATTTTTTTCTCGGCGTCGCCTGTCTTGGCAAGATCGACCGCTTGGATCGGACGCAGGTAGCATACAGATGCGTACTCTGGGTCTAGCAAGAACGCGTCGCGCTCACGCTGGAAGCGGTTAGGAATGACGCTCAAAGTCCCGAAGTCGGACAAGTATACGTCAGCCGCACCAATAATGGTGGTTGGGCTATCTGATGGAGCTTGGTAACGCTGAGCCGCGATGCCTGCGAATGTAGACACTTGAGTTTTGTTGAACGGACCAACCATCAAGATTGTTGGCTCGCCGCCTGCGGTGTATGCGTTTTGCATCGCAGATTTCAACATTGTCTCGGTGAAGTCGGCTTGTGTGCCGTCTGTACGAGTGTCTGTGCCGTCGCCAGTGGGTGACGCGCCGCCTGATCCGAACACGTCGTTTGTCGCGATCCATGCAGGAAGACCCGCTGTCTCACGAGCTGTTGACGAGTTGCCAGCGACCTGAGCGTTCGACTGAAGAAGAGTTGCCTCTATATCGCGCTTTAATTCTTTGCCGCGCTTTGCAAGTTGGAAACTTAGTTCGTCATTGCGGCCCGCCGCATCTTGTGAACCCAAGTTGTCCGCAACGATTAGCGTACGGCGTAGAATGTGTGTGTAGTTACCCACACGAGTTGTCGCGCTTGTCGCGTCGAAAGTTGTCACGTCATCGCCATCAATGCGCCCTGTTGTGCTTGTTGACGCAAGCTCATCAGTCTGCCACTCGAAGTATGTGTTAGACACATTCTCTGAGCTGACATTGCTCATAAATGGGGTTTGTTCAGGCGAGATATCCGCAATTATATTGGATAACTCTTCACGAATGCCGACGCTGTCGAACGACGTGAATGTATTGGTTACGATTGCCATAATGGCCTCCTAGAGTAACGATTTAATTGCAGCCGCTGCATCCTGCATGCGACCAGTTTGCTGTGCGCGCGTGCGCGCTTGTGTTTGTGCACTCCTTGGCTTTGGCTGTGAACCGCGCGATCCAGTCTTCATGGTCTTGGCTTTCGGCTTCGGCTTCGCTGTCTTAGCTTGCGTGGCTCGAGTTTGGCCTCGATCATATAACATGGCTTTGCGCGCTAACTTCACAAGCGTGGCATTACGCAGACCGTTGACATCACTCTCCGAGAAACCCTCGTTTAAGAGGAAGTCTCGTAGCTGTCCTGCTTCCTGCTTGGCGACTTTTGTGTCTCGCCACTCAGGAATGAGGTCTGGCAAAATGGCCCTCTGCTCGTCAGTGTAACGTGCCTCAAAATGCGCGTTACGTTGCTGCTCAAGCTCTGCCATCCGTTGGCGCTCTTGACGTACAGCCTCAAGTTGAGCGTTTCGCTCCTCTTGCTGCTTCCGCCACTGGCGTTCTGCCCTCGCTGCCATATTGGGGTCTGTGTCGTACAGCTTGTCCCAGTCAGGCTCCTGTTCCATCGGCTGCTCCAACCGCTCCTGCAGCGCAGGTAAAAGTTGGGCATACTGTGCATCTTTACTCGCGATCTCTGCTTCTCTTGCGTCAACTTCTCGTCGAAGCTCTGCAAGCTCTTGCGTCTTCCGCGTGTAATCTTGTTGCCTCAGATAACCGTTTTTCATTTCTTCGACAGTCTTCTCTTCTCCGTTTACTTCGACTGTCGCCGCAAGTATGTCGAAAGAATTGTCGTCGTCCTGTCCTTCGGTTTCCTCAGTTTCAAGTTCGCCTTCGGTTCCAAATTCGTACTCTTCAGAGTACTCTTCATCGCCCTCTGGCGTTTCGGCTTCGGCTTCGATTACCTCTTCAGCTTCTGCCTCAAGCGCGTTCGGCTCAGCGGCGTTATCCTCTTGGGGCACCATCATTTGCCTAATTGCATTTTGTGCGGATGCCAGATCAGTCCCGAGGGGGTTGTTGGTTTCTGCCATTCTATATCTCCATAATTATGCGTCTATTTTCCCTTTTTTTCAATAGATGCGTTGTCTACCAAAGCGCGGAGCGCTTGACGCACTGTTTCTACACCCCGCAGCTTCATGAATGCGGCCTCCCGACCGTCTTTGTCACCAAAGTCCGTCATCTCGAACTCTTGGTAACAATCTGCTCGGATTTCATCGAGAAATCGTTGCAAATCAGTGTCATCGAGCAGGCGCTTTGCCTCGCGCCCGTCATCGATGATTTTCTGTTTACTCTTGATCATCTACAGCGCCTTTAATGATGTCCGCTTGGCCCTTCATCACCTCACGGTTGATTGCAAGGTCAGCTCTAATCTTCTCGACGTTGAGCTGCGTGCCATACTTAGCCTTCATTTCTTCCGCCTTGACGAATAACTCGGCATCTAGCTCATCGCGCTTGCGATCGTCTTCCATCGTCATCTTTTCGCGCTCAAGAGTTAGCTCTGCCGCTTTCTTCTGGATGTCAGCTTGGATTTGCTGGATTTGCACCTGTATCAACTGCTCGTTGATGTCAGGCTTATCCTCTTGGGGCGGAGGCTGGAATTGCGCTGGGTCGGACCAGAATTGTGAGCTATCCTTAAAGCCCGCAATTTCTGTCATAGATTTCAATGTATTAGAGAGTTTCGTCATGTCGGTCAGCGGGTTTACTGGGCCAAGCTGCATGAGTGCCTCTTTCTGCAGCTCGCTGATCTGGCGTAACATCATCAAACGCTCGGTGTCGCTGCCCTTGCCAAGTGCAATATTTACAGTGACGTCCATGTTCGCATTCCAGACGCGCGGATCAATCGGCACGAACTCGTTCGTCAGGCGCACCATGCGCGGCTGATCTTGATGCGTCGTAAGCAAATGCAGCACGATCTTGTAAAGGTGCTTCATACCAGTCTCGGCAAAGATACGCGCGATCATCTCAATGTGCTGCTGAGCGGC